GAGACCGGTCCCACTACACGACATGCAGCCGCGTTCAGGTCCGGTTAGCCCACTTCCGTCGCAGTAGTCGCAGATATCGCGCGTGGCCTCCATTGCCTCCTCGCGAATCCGAAAACACGCATCGAACAATCGGTTATCCGGCCCGTTCTTTTCCCGGTCCGCGCGGAGTTCCTTCGCCTTGCGCGAGTTCTCTTTGCAGTCACAGGCAATTTGCGGCCCCCACGTAGAAACGTCCATCGACTTCGGCCAGATGCGCTCCGGTACAAGCTGCCATTCGTAGTAGAACTTCTTGCCCTTACACAGCGGGCATTTCGATCTGGACCACGGCATCGCTAGGTAACTGTATTTCTGGCACGGTGGACTCGCCCAGATGAAAGCGGTTCTCCGTGGTGCGCCAGATACTCCAGATCGAACCCAACCGCGCGGCCTCCGAGTTCGCACCAGCCAGCAGTTCCGGACATGGTGCCGGCGTAAAGCTCAATAGCCAGCGGAGCGTTCATGCCGTCTTTCGGAGCCGTCTCGCCTGCTGCGCCAGCTTGCGCACCGTCAGGGGAGTTTTTCCATGCGGCTCGACCAGCGCGACCGAGAGGCTTCCGGGCTCTGCCGTGGCTATGTCTACCGGACCTTCAGTGATGGCCCGGAAAACCGTACTGCGATCGATCCGGAAGAATCCAGCAAGTTCCAGATAGCTGATGCCGATCGCCAGGCCAGCCGCCATTGTCTGGCGCCGCGCCTCGACGCTTCGTCGGTTCTGAGGCTCCATTCCATCGAGCACCCACGGCAGATGAGCTTGCGCCAGTTCCGCAAATACTTTGGCCTGCCGCTTGAGAAAATGGCGTTGGGAATCGTTCACAGCACCCGCCTCTGAGGCTGAATATGCTGCGCCAACTGCGCCAAAGCGTAAACCCTGAACTTGCCGGAGTCCAGCCGCTCTGTCATTAGTCCGCCGGTTCGAGAACATCCGCTGTCTTTGACGTTGTCTTCCAGTTCCCTGAACGCTTTGAGGATTTCGCGGCTATTAGGAACTGCGCCAGGATTGCTTTTGCCGGTTCGATTCCAAACCCATTCTTCGATCGCGAACGCGCGGACCAGCGCGGGAATAATCGATAGCAGATCACATTTGCAGACGTCGGAGTATTCTCCGATCGGAACGAACACGTTCCAAGCCGAACCTTTAAGTTTTCTCACAGCACCCGCCTTGCGTATTCCGCCATCACACGCACTCCACGGATATTACCGCACCCGGCAGAGAAAGAACTTTCTCGTCGCTTTGATCTTCGACGAAGTATTTCTGAGCGATGACACTCACCACGCGCCCGTCGTCTTCGTAAACCCCTGCCGTCTTCAGCGCATCTTTCGTGGATCGCAGGAGCTTGTCGAGATCAGGCCGGGTTGACGGCCTTGCGCCGGTCTTCGCTGACTTTGGCCGCGGCATCGTGAAAGTGACGTCAAGGTGAACCGGGCCGCGGCAGATGATTGGATCATGGCGCCCACCCGGAGGAAATGCCAGCATAACGGCCTGCTCCACCGCTGAGCGCCATGGCTTGACAGCCTTCGACGATTCGACCATCATGGCGCGTCCCTTGACGACGAAGGCCCGCTTCGATCCTTGCGGAGCCGGCAGGCCGTAAACAGTGACCTTCACTTCTTTTCAATCCTCTTGCGAAGTTGCGCCATCTTCTCGCGTTCGGCTGCGCGTTCCGCCTTCTTCTCGGCAGCGGTCGGTGCCACACCCGGTAGATTCCCTTGTTCGCCGGCCTTCTCTCCGGACTGCACATCTACCCGCGTGCCTTCCAGTTCTGATTGTGTTGGAGCCGGATCGAATGAGATCAGCATTTCGCTGTTCTTGTTGGCCCCGACCTTGTAGGCTTCCAGATACGCAAGAGCGTCTTCGCCGTTGAACCGCACCGTGCAGAGCACGTCCACGACGCGCTTCTGCGCCTTGACGGCGTTCTTGCCTTCTTTCTTCGCCTTCGTCTGGATCTGGAAATCGGAGATGGTTGCGGCATCCAGCTTCAGAGACTTGCTTCGCAGCTCCGGCGCGTTCGGAACCAGTTCGATGAAATGGCACCTGAAAGAATCGTGCGGCGCTTCCGGCTCCCACTCCGAGGCCCCGGTGATGTCAGGCCACTCGAACGCCGAGACAATCGCCCGCGTGCATTGAAACTTGAACTTCGCGTATGCTTCTTTCGCGTCTTTTCGACCGATGGATTTCATCAGACAATTGACGGCTGTTACCTGTTCTCTGCCTTCGGTTTCTCGTTTAGCCATTCTCTTCTCCCTTATGCCGGTATCGCTTCATCCGGCGCGATTGATTCGTCTTCGCCCACTTCCGCGAACATCTCGACCTGTTCCGATTCTTCATACCACGGATTCAGGCGCACGTTCTGCAACATCTGCCGGTAGTAACTCGGCTTCAGTTCGATGCCGATGCCGCGCCGCCCCGTCGCCATCGCGCCGCACACTTCCGAGCCCACGCCCGCGAATGGAGTCAAGACATTTTCGCCGGGGTTGCTTCGCAGTACACAGCAACGCTCAATCACGTCTTTCTGGAGCGGGTGAACATGCTTTTCGTCTTTGTCGTCTTTCGCATCATGGAACGGCAGCACATTCCCCATACGGATGTCATTCCAGTCGCTCGAGGCGTAGCGCCGCCAGATGAAGTGGGAATAGCGGTTGAGCTTCTGGTCGCCGGTCCATCCCCTGTACTTCAGGATCTCGACCGGCATCTTGTCGGAGCCCGCGTAGTGGTGCAGACCGGTCGGATTCTGGACTGGAACTGCATTCTTGCCTGAGCGCCGAAACAGCAATAGGTAATCGCTCGAGGCCACGCCCGCCAGCGTCGAATCCTTGACGATTGTCGCGTGCGCCAGGTCCTTCATTAGGGTCCGGTTGCGAACCCATAACGGCTCTTTCCAGATGACATGGCGTCCAACGTATTCAAAGCCGTACTTCGCGTGCAGGCGGATGATGTCGCCGGGGAAGTCTGTAAGGCCGTCACCGCCGCTGTTTCCGGTCGGAACCTCCGCGCAATGCACGCACGAGAAACGCCCCGGCAACGTGATCCGGTGAATCTCTTTCACGAAGAAAGCGTAATGCTCCAGGAAGGTTTCGTAGTCGTAACAGTTCGACAGATCGCGCTCACTGGAACTGTAGACGTACAATCCGGCCCCGCTGGCTCGAGGTGTGCCGAATGGTGGCGAGTAAATCGAAAGGTGGATGGATTCTTTCGGAAATTCCTTCATCACCTCAACCGAGTCGCCGTTGTAAACTGCATAATCTTTGCCGATTTCCTGTTCAATTACAGCCACGCTGGAACCTCCGCTTTCGTCTCGAATTTCACGCCCCGATCCAGCCTCAACACGTCGTTCATGCGCTCGACCATCTTCGCGAATAACTGAATAGCCTGCGCGTCCTTGCGCTTCTGGTTGGCCCTTACAGCCCGGTCGCCTTCGGTCATGATTATGTCGCTTGTTACTTTCGAGGTCTGTCCGAAACGCCATGAACGGCGAATCTGTTGATAGCCGCGCTCAAAACTGTGACTGGGGAAGCTGGTCTGGTGCGCACAGTGCTGAAGGTTCAGCCCATATGCCCCGATCTTGGAATTGATCACCAGCCGTTTGAACTGGCCCGCAATGAATGCCGTGAACTTCTCTTCTTTCTCGTCGTCGGAGTCGCGTCCGCTGATCTGCACAGAACCGGGAATGATCTTCGCCAACAGATCACCTTCGGGGTTCAGGTCGTACCAGCAGATCGAGGACGGATGTGCCCCGGTCAGTTCTGCGGCATACTCGCAACGCTCCGTGAGAGATACCCGCCGTTCTTCGCGTTGTTCTCGCATCCCGACTGCCGGCAGCGCGAACAGCATTCCATCCCGAAGATTTTCGGATTCGATCAGGTGCTCTTTCTCGACCAGTTCCGGCAGCACGAAAGGCCGCTGTCGGCCATCTGCGTCTACCATGTCATCGAATCCGAGGTCTGAAGGCTTGCGGGCCGCACGCGCCCACGAGCACAGATAGCGATAGAAAGGCTCCTCTGCATGGCCTTTGAATCTCCACTCGATCACCTTGCCGTGCATCCGGCCCGATGCTGAGTTGTTCAGATCGTTTTTGAAGAATCGGTTCATCATGTCCATGTGGCCGATATAGCCGAGTGCTTCGGATAATGTTCCCATTTCGATGAAGTCATTCGGCGCCGGAGTTGCGGTCGCCATCAGGCGGTACTTCATCTTGCGGCAGAACTCAGTAACATCATTTCGGGTCACGCCTTGCGAGTTCTTGAGGATGCTGGCCTCGTCACCGATGAAACATACGAAATCATTCGGATCGAAGTGCGTCAACTGTTCGTAATTGCTGACCACGATTTTCGCCGCACTGGGGAACTTACCGCCCTTCGATCGCACGCACTCGACACCAAACTTTTCGCCCTCTGCGACGGTCTGCGCCGATACTGCGTTTGGCGTCATCAGCAGAGTTCTCCCGTTCGTGTGCCGCGCGACGTTTTCCCCGAAGACAAGCTCCAGAAGAGTTTTCCCCATCCCGCAATCGTTCAGGTCCGCGCTACGGCTGGTGAGACAATTCCATTCGGCCTCATGCTTCTGAAAGTCGAACAGATAATCAGGAATGAACAGCGGTTTAAATCCACCATCACCGCTGTACTGGGTCTTGCGGGCCAGCAGATTGTCGTATGCTTTCAGTTTCAAGGATCTCCTCAAGTACCCAGTCCGCTATAGCCATGCGCAGGCCATGCTGTTCAGGATGCCCGCTCAGATACAAATCCCGCACGGCGCGTTGCTCACGCAGGATTCGCTCCATCATTGTCATTGTAGTTTACAGCGTGGTAAATCCAAAGCGCAAGAGCTATTTCGTGAGGCCGGAAATCCTGACGTGCTGGTCACGCTCCGCGAGTCTTGCGCCGGGGATTCCACGCTTTCCGGTTCCACCACATGAATCGCACGTGTCCCAGACTTCCGAAAGCTGGCTCTCGTGAACACATCGACGGCCCACACCTTCACATGATTCACACGGCTGATTCAGAGCCGCTTCGATGGCGGATTTGCTCACGTCTTTGGATCGAATTGACAGCATGATACGGCTAACGAGATCCCGCACGCCCTGCGCCTCGTTGGTGCCCGGCCTTTCATCTGCTGCCCAGTTGAGCATTTCGCACAGCAACTCCTGATCGAGCACGCTCATGGTCATTGTGACGCGCTTATACTCATCCGGCACCAGAGCCTCATCCGTGATCTCTACCGGCTGTTTTCCGCCATTGTTCACCAGCATGATAGACCCGAGAGCCGATTGCAGTTTCCGCGATTCTTTCGGCTTCCAGGTCCCGATTTCATCCAGGTGCTTCATGCAGTGCCGCACGAGGTCCAGAACGGTGTCAATCTGCCGTTGCCACTTCAGCGCCTGATTCGTGGCGCGTTGCGCTTCGGCTTCGCACATCTGCCGCGCGGCCTGCATAGCCAACAGAGGGTTGCGGATGTCATCTACTGATTTGATTCGCTCCAGCAGGAAAGAGCCGATTGCTTCGTTGAGCGCGTTATACTCCGCTTCGGCTTGCGGCACCGGGCTGGCTTCGAAGTCTCCGCGCCACGACCGAGCCAGTTCCAGCCGCCCATAGGATTCGTCGCGTTCGGCCATGAGTTCGAAGAGCTGCCCCTGAAGGCGGAACAGTTCTGAGGATGGGATTGCTGGTGTCATTGTCCCGGCTCCCTGAGTGTGAGTTGCTGGTCAGCTTCGCCGGCCTCTGTGCGCGGCTTCCCGGCATCAGACCGGCGCTTGCGAAGGCCCGGAACGGCCACCAGTCCGCGCACCTCCATTGCTGCCGTCGCCCACTCGTAACCCCGCTGCGCTTCAGCTGGGTCTGCGTCTTTGAAGAATTGTTTCATTGCGTTGATATCGGCCATGTGGGTGTCCTAGAACGGCACATCTTCGTCTGTCGCCTGCCACTCGCCTTCCGGTGGTGTCTGCTCCGCATCTGTCGGCCGATCCTTGAACCGCACATAGGACGGTACGACCTTCGGAGCTTCCATTCCCTTCGGAAGCCGCATGATGCCGCTCACGTTGGCGTAGACGTTTCCGCCTGCTGCATTCTGCACCACTGAGATCATGCACGGCGCGTTGATGACGCTTTCCACGTCCCAGCCCTGCAACTCTTCTTCGGTGAACGGGCGCCCGCGCCACGGCTCCAGATCCTTACGTAGTGCGGACTTCTCGTGAAGGCTGAGGGTGTAACGCTTCCAGACCACGAAAGGCTTTTCTTCGGCGTTGTACTCGGCAACCTGCCAGCCGATGCGAATCTTGTGCTGTCTCTTCTCCTTTCCGCTGTAGGTGGATTTCACGATACCCATGTCCACCACGTCACAACAGACGGCAGGATAAGAACCCGCCGGGCATACTTCATACTTCGGTCCTGCACTCGCTGTAATCGCCATTACGCCGCGCTCCTGTCGGCCCGCTGGGCCTCTTTTTTCGCCTGTTTTGCTTTCACGTCTCTAACTGATTCCATGACCTGTTCGTAGCACCACTCGTAAAGATCGGCGCTGACCTGCCCTGCGTCAATCGCTTCACATTGCGCCTTCTGGCTGCAAAAGAAGTCCATCGACTGGTAGTTGCCGAGGTTGAGCTTGAACGAAACCGAGCGTACAATCTCAACCTGTTTCTTTGGCGCGTTCGGCTTCCCCAGCGGGGAGCCATCAGGCCCCAGCAGAGTGCTGCGCTCCAGTAGGTAATCGTCGAATGCGAATTCCCCGCCCATCACTCACCCCGCTCCGCTGCCGCATGTGCTTTTTCTTCGCGCTCCATCGCCCGGTGAATGGCCTGTACTTCGGATGCTGTAAACTCCGTTTCCGAAACTCGATCCCACAACGAATAGTGGACCTTGAAGATTCTCGGCATCGGCTCACCGATCCACGCTTCATAGTCGGGATTCGCCTGAGTGATGAATTCCCAGGCCAGAGCCGCCGGAACTGTTTCGCCGTGCGCTTCGATAGCGGAGTGATGCGCTTCGTTGGCCATCTCGCGCAATTGAGCATTCTTGCGGGTGATGTTCATTACGCCACCCCTCTCGCCCGTCGCCGCGCCCCGTAGTCTTCCCAGTTCCGCACTGCTACCGTGAGGTCGTCACAGGTGCAGTGAGTCTGCCCGCACATCCGGCAGAGCCCGCGCTGGTCATGCCCGCAATTCCGGCATTCATCGCGGTCGGCCCGCATCGGTGATTTGCAGTTCGGGCAATCGATCCAGGTAGGGTCTGGTGCCCCCGGATGGGAAGTATCCAGAGACGGGACCGCAGCTTGTGGCCGCGCCGGGGGCATAAACATTTCGGGGTGGCACCATTCGCAGTATCCGCCCCATCCGCAATCGCAAGTCTGATTTGTAAGTGACATCATCTCTCACCGCCCTCCCAGACGGTATGAGACAAGTTTATAGCGTGGCAAACATAAACGCAATCCCCAATTCGGTTGTATATCCGAGTTAACGTACTAGGACAGGTACGACTCAACCGCCCGTATTGTCGTATCGGAGAGCGTTACCCGCTTGACGGTGCGCGGCCCGGTCGAGAGCTTACGCGCCTTGATGCGGTCTGCCAGCATTCGCTTTGTCAGCCGCGCGTGTAGCCCCGGAGGAAAGTAAACAGTGACGCGGACGGCCTCCGGGTTTGCCGATCTGATTGTCTTCGCTTTTGCCTTTGCTTTCGTTGCCATCGTGGAGACAATATTACCACGCTGTAAACCAAACGGGCCACTGAGTTCCCCGGTCAAGGTGAATTTCAGCGGCCCGCTATGACGGTCCAAGTCAGATCAATCGTATCAAATAAAAAGTCCCGACGCTGGTTCTGAATTCAGCGCCGGGACGGGGACGATCCTTCGGAGGAAGGAAGGTTGCTTGAGTGAGGTCAGAATATCAGGGCAACGGCCCCGCGTCAATCCCTATTCGGAGTTCTGTTTCGATGCCGCCAGCGCGTCCACCAGAGTCTGCACTATGCCGCTTTCAGTCTGGACGATCTCCTGTGTACGGGCATTCTTCAGGAATGGCGCACTGATGGCCGGTGCCAGGTGCAGGAGGATCTGCAGGAACGTCAAAAGGTTTGAGTGATGCTGCGCGGTTGGCTGTGTGGTCTGTTCGGGCATGGCTGAAAGTTTACCACTTTTTATTTCAGGCCGTAGAGCGTGAAGACCGAACCAGACGTGAAGTTACCCCCGGACGCAAGCGATAATTTGATGTCCGTGATTGCCGAGGCGGAATTCCATATCCAGGACCACGAAGCTCCCTGCATAACGACACTCCCCACGTTTTCCGCGCTCAATCCCTGCCCTGATTTCTTGTTTGATGTATTGGAGTAACCCGGAAATTCTATACGACCGCTGGAGAGTGATGGCGATGCGGTTGAGCCGGAAAGATTGCCAACCGTGGCCTTTGAATCTGAGTTGCTGCCAAAGGCCGCCGCCGCCGAAAGGCTGCTGTTGAACATGGCCACAAAGGCGTAATGGCCTGCCGTTGAATCGGAGTTGAGATTCATCAGCATATTGTCATTAGCTGCCGCCGCAGCGCTTGTTGCCTGGTAGTACAGATTCAGGTTGGTGTAGGTACCGGATACGCTGGAAAACGAAACGCTACCCGTAGCGCCCCCCAGGACGATCTGCGAAAGCTGCGTGAAGTCGCTGCTGCCTGCACCAGCTGGCCCAGTGGGTCCGGTCGGCCCCGTTGCTCCCGTTCCGGTGGCACCCGCGGGTCCGGTAGTACCGGTAGAGCCTTGTGCTCCGGTTGGCCCCTGTACGCCGGTCGCACCTTGCGGCCCCGTCGGTCCAGTCGCGCCCGTAGCGGTTGGCATGCAGCTTGATCCATCCGATCGCTTGCAATCCAGCAATCCTGTCAGGCCGGAACCCACGTAGGCCACGCGCCCATAGCCGACCGATGGCGAAGAAACAGAGGTCACGAGGGTGTAGTCGGACCAACCATTGACGATCGCCCCCGCCAGAGCGCCGGCGAATACGGTTGAAAGAATGCAGACCAAAAATAACTTCTCGTTACGGGTCATTGTCAGGAACCTCCCATGATGATGATTGTGCCATCGACCGCAACCCCGAACGTCACCGTAACGGAGTTGGCATCGTTGATGACGAACCCGGCTGGGATAAACCAGTTTCCCCCGGAATCGTACAGCGCGAAGGTAATGTTGGTTGTGTTGAGCGCGTGCGTAACCGTGAGGGTCGGGAAATCTGCGATTGTGAACGCCTGCGAGAAAGACGAACCGCTACTACCGCTTGACGGCCCGAGCGCCCCGGAACCAGAGAACGAACCGCCGCCCGATGATCCGCCGCCGCCCAATCCCAGCCAGAAATCAATCCAGTCCCCAATCTGCGCCACATTGATGCACTTCACGGTGTAGCGAAAGTGACCGCCGCCGGGTAGCCAACGGTTTGATTCCCCGTTCTCGCCGTAGATCGGAACCACTTCCGCGTTGATCTCCTGCAGGAACCACGAGCCGTTTATCAGCGTCGGTGCGTTGTTCGGTGACGTCATCGAGATTGACAGCACCCGGCCCACATACAGCCCCGCGGCCATCGTGGTAAATTCGAACGTCTTTGGGATTACGCCGTAGGCTGCTAATTGCTGCTGTGCGAGCTGCAGACCTTGCGGCAGCGTTAGAGCCTGATCGTCCGAGGAAACCTGTTGATACTTGCCGGTTCCCTTTTCGATATGCGCCCGAATCACAACGTCTGCCGTGTCTTCGACCTGAATATATCCGGCGTTTGATGCGAGGTACTGAATCTGCAGCCGTGTTCCGACGTTCAATGGGGTCGCGCTCGTCACGATATCGGAACCCGGCGTATAGACGATTGTGAAGATCGGCCCACCTGTCGTCTGCCCGCGGACTCCGAAGGTAATCACTTCGGTTCCGAAGGTCGTCACGCCGCCCTGTGTCGTTTCACTTGACCACGAGAACGAACCACTGGTAGTGTCGAGAGCCGTGATGAATCCGGCGCCCGCGGGCTTATTCACGACGTCGAGAGTTGTCCCGGTGACGTTCTGCGCGTTCACCTGGGGATTCTCCCATGTCGGCAGCGAGAACTTCACGCCCGCGATCTGCTGACCGCTGCGGAACTGGATTGAGTTGATGGCATCCGCGAGATTCTGAATCGTGCCAGCCAACGTCATGTCGATGAGGACCTGACCGAACTCGCGATTGTCGATTACGTTGACGAACGTGTAATCCGCGATGTCGCCGTTTGAGAAACCCGCCGGCCCCTGATTCTGCCACTGAACCGTGTTGTCCGTCGTGAACTCGCCGTAGATTTCAATCCAGGCTGGCTCTGTCAGTCCGGTTGTTCCGGCAACGGTGCATTTCTGAGCGTAGCCGTTTGAGTCGATGATGATCTGATCGGTGGTGTAGGGACTGCTGGGGCTCCAGTTAAACCCGCTGCCTGAACCCGGCACCGCGAATGAAATCACATCGCCCGGCGACGGCTGGCCTGTGAAGGTTCCGGTGGCGCTGTTCTGCGAATTGTGGGTTATCCAGGCGTTCGTGATCTGCGAAATCGGACGCAGCATCTGGAAAGACGACTGCGCCGCGCCTTCGAAAAGCTCCGAGGACTGCACAGCCGTATTCTGGTTGACCTTCAGGATTTGCCGGTTGCGGTAATCGTGCCTTTCTTCCGTGAGGGTCAATTGCTCCCACAGAACGTCTTCAGAGTCGAGCGTGAATGGCGACGGCGTTGTGTTCGGCGGGGTGAAGTACAGCGTCCCGTTCTGCGGATCGACGCCCCACACATACTGCGAAAGTGTCGCCAGCCGGGTAAAGGCTTCACTGAGTGAGGGGAAATCCGTTAGCAGAAAATTCGCGATTGTGGCACCGTCGTCCACTACGCCAAGATCTACCGGGCATCCTGCCGCATAGTTGAACAGCGTGGTGAAGATATCGCCCGCCGTCTGGTTCTCAAACAGCAACGGCGGCATATCGCGGATCGTGTCGAAGACCTGCTCCAGCGACACGCACGTCATGGTGACGATGCGGTCTCCGTTGATGCCAAGCCACTTCACCTCAAAGTCGTCAATCGTGCCGCTGAAAACTTCGAAGTTGTCGGTTTCGGTGATGTCCCACAGGCACACCTGAGAGCCGATTGTCGGCATGTAGTCGTCATCGCCAGCGATTATCAGCGGAACTTTCGCCGTGCCGCGCTGCCGTGCAATCCATGAAAACGTGATGGATTCAGAGGTATGCAGGTAGTGTGACTGATCGGTCCAGACATTATCGGGGAATCCCGGTTCATTGATGACCAGCCAGCCAGGGAAGCAATCATCGGTCGGCGGTGGAGGTCCTGCCGCGTTCCCCATAAAGAACCTCGCGGAGTTGAAATCTCCATCCAGTTCGAATGCCGTGACGTCGATCTGAACCGTTGACCCATCGCTGCTCACGGTCGGCTGAAAGAAGAACGGCGAGCTCATGCCGCTGAACGGTGCATCGGTGATGAGGCAAACCGTCTGCGCGGTCCAGGTGAATGCGCTGGGATCGTTGCCCGTTGGCGTGCATTGCGTGAGCCGGATCTGTTCGGTGTCGGTGTCGCTGGGGTCCGTGTTGCCCCGATAGCAGCAATAGAGCGTGGAGCCGTCGTACCAGCTCATGCCGCCCGAAGGGAGAGCCGTGTTGGGGAAGGTGCCGAGAACGTGGTCTGGGTCTATCGGGATCGTGGATTCAACCCAGGATGAAATCGAAGGAATCCCTACCGCCAGATAGCCGCATTGGTACTGGATGTGAAACGGCGGGTTTGAGTTGTCGTAGCGGTCGATTGAGAAAAACAGATTGCTTCCGACGATACAGGGGACATCGAGGCTTTGCGTATTGAAGTCGTTCAGGTTCGGCGTGACGTCGCCCTGGCCGGGGAAGTCATGGAATCCCGCCGCCGTGTTGGGGACTCCATTTGCAGCCGTGAACTGCTGCATGAAGACGCGAAAACTCCAGTCATTCGAGACCGCCAGGTTTGCAGCCGTGGAAAAAAACAGGTAGATATTGTCGGCACTGTCGATGCAGGCACTCATGCGCTCAATCGTCGGAGCCGCGCTCATGTAGTTCGGCAGTCCGGTGATGTTGGTTCCGACGTCGATCGGTGCGCCCCACGAACCGCCCGTCAGATCATAGACCGATGCCCACAGGCCGGAACCGGACGCCAGGTCCGGATAGAAGACCACCAGGCTGTTGTCGCCAGCGCGATACCAGCATCCTATGGAAACTCCTGCCCCGGAAGGGACTGGAGCGCCAGAAACCCCATAGGGTGCGCCCCACGTACCCGCCGTGAGGTCGAAGTCGACTAGCTGGACTACCGGACTTCCGCCATCGAACCAAGCAACCGTCAAGGTGCTGCCGCGCTGCACCGCTGAGCCAAACACCGTGGAGGAACTGGCCGGCCCGCTGGCGGTATCGAGATTGGTCCATGTCGCCCCACCGTCCGTTGATTTGGACACCACGAGGCCGCTGGTGGAAGGCGTCGGGCTCCAGCCTGAGAACGCGAACAGGTTCCCACCGCTTTGGAAGATTGGCGCGATGGCGTCCTGATACCCCTGAACAAAGAGCTTCAGCGGATACGGGGATGAATCTCCGATGGAAACGCCAGTCTGCGGGGTGTAGGTTGCCATCTCGGATTACCTCGTAGCCGGTGAGAAGTTCGGCGCCACGGATTTCAGGACATTCGGCAGTTGCTTCGCGAGTGCGCGGGCATCAGATACGCCATGCATGTGGATTGCCCCGATGCTGATGTTTCGAGAACTCGAGTTGCTGACCATGCTGGAGGTGAGCAAAGATCCACTGTTCAATCCTCCGCTCGTCGGCAATGGTGGAAGCGCCGAGCGCCCGGCCATCTGATCCGCAGTGAGAACGAATTCGCCCTTGTGGACCATTGCTATCTGATCTTCAGGAACGAAGCCGCCTTTCGCATAAGCGGCCAGCGGAGCAAACGCCATGATTTCCGCGAAGGTTGCCGCCGCCGCCGCCGGTGCAAGCAATGGCCCGACGATCGGTATTGCCGCTGTTGCTGCTGCCGCGTTCGCCGCGCCCACTGCTGCCGCGCTGGTGACCTCCGCTACTGCGATAGCGGAGCCGAGCGCCTTTCCTGTGACGGCTGTAATGGCCATCTGTA